ATGTTCCACCGGAGTTGGTCAGCTAGTTGTTGCCTGAGGAGTGATAGAAGTTCATTTGATTCGAGCTTGAGGAGCTTGTCTGATCGTGGTGTAAGCTGCTCTTGCTCCCGTGGGTGGGAAGCTTTTGAAGGCCGCTCGGAGGTGATGACCGGGCGGCTTTTTTCATGGCCGGCGAGGTGGGCGAGGGTGCCGACGCTGACGCCGCCAGATGTGCTGTTGAATGTCTTCCACTTCGATTGGCAGATGCCCGGCTCATACTTGCCTGAGGTGGCAGACCAACGGATCCAGTCTTGGAGGAGGGAATCATCGCCGGCACTGTGTAGGGCCATGCCGACCTTGACCCAGGTGTCGTAGTCATCGGCATCTGCTGCGGGGATGCGATCTAAGAAATCACGGGCGCGGCTGCTGTCGGTTTCAGGTATGCGAAGGAGTGGCGCTGGATCGGGTTGCTTGCGCTGCATCTGCTGTAGCAGGGTGGATGGTGCCTCTGCTGCTGGCAGGTCGGCAGGTGATCGGCCTTTCAACCACCGATAGGCGCCAGTGATGGGATGAGCACCTGCGACGACGGATTGACAGCCAGCCCATCGAAGCTCAAGCTGCTCGCCCTTAATTGAGCTGCGGAGCTTGGTGGTCTTGATGGTTGGCCAGAACGGCTCGGGGACTTGGTAGATGATCTGGAGGCGACCATCACGACCTGAGGTGACAGCCCAGGACTTTGGGAGCTCGCGAAGTGGTGCGCCGATCTGCTCGAGGACTTCGGATGCGCCAAGGCCATCGTGATCAACAAACAGAAGGCCGCCGGATTGCGGGCCGGCGATGACGCCGATCGCTACTGCACGGCCGGCGAGGATCTCGGTCTTGAGCTGGTCCCGGGTGAGTGGGTTCTTCTGCCACTCGGGCTGGTAGGGGCGCTTGTCATTGCCAACGGCAACTAAAGCCCAGGCAGCAGGGAATGAGTCCAGCTCGGTGATGAGCGGGTGGGTGGTCATGGGTGGGGGCCTTGTGGGCCTCGGGATCTTACCGGCTAGGTCGGCAGGTTGGAGAAAGTGCCAGTTCCGCATCTGGCACAGACCGGGCGATGATGGCGATGCCGCCGGCCTGCTGGACGGTTTCGAGCCATGCCTGCTGCTCGGGCCTGATGCGGCCTTTGGGGGTCTTGACCTCGATGCTGGTGAAGATGGCCAGGCGGGTGCCGACCATGGCCGGGGTGACGGTGATGGTGCGCCAGCCGATCAGGTCAGCGCTGCCCCGTGCTAAGCCGAAGGTGACGAGCCGCCCCGTGCGTGGATCGGGCAGGCTGCCGACCTGGTTCCGAAAGATTCGGGCCTCAGGCCGGGTGCCGATTGCCAGGCGGATCTGCTGCTGGAGGGTGGTCTCGGCGTTAGCCATGCTTCAGCGATCGGGCGTAGTGCACATGCTTGGCCCATGCAACGGGGTTCTTCATGCCTCGCGCTTGGCCGATGTGAATGAGCTCCTGCAGGGTACGAGCCTGGGCCTGCTGACGCCGATCGCGGGCACGCGCACGGGCAACAGCATCGCGGGATAGTTCCTCGAGTTGGCCTGCTTGATGATTGAGCTCACGGGTGCTGAGCTTGCTGGGTGTGCCGCAGACGGGGCAGATGGGTTGTGGTGCAAATGCAGCAAAGCAGGTCTCGCAGGTGCGAACGCACGGCGCTGGCGGACCGCCCTTGCCGGTGCGTTGCCGGGCGTCGTCGAGGGACCATGTACGGACATCGTCCGGGAAGCCATGGCGATGGACATTGCCGACATGATCCAGCACGATGGCCGCGGCCTTGCCTGGTGCAGGCCGCAACACCCGGCCAACCTGCTGCAGGTAGAGACCTTCAGACTGGGTAGGGCGCAGCAGGATGGCAACGCCAGCACCAGGGCAGTCGAAGCCCTCGGACACCACGTCAACGGTGACGAGCACCTGGAGCTCACCGGCTGCGAAGCGTGCGACTAGGGCATCGCGGTCGGTGGTATTGCCCAGGAGGGTGGCTGCGCTGATACCTGCGGCATTGAAGGCATCGCAGACGGTGGTGGCGTGGTTGACGTTGCAGCAGAAAGCGATGGCAGGCTGACCTGCTGCGATGCGTTGGTAGTGGCTGATTGCGTCACCCGTGACGGTCGGCCGAGTCATGGCGGCGGCGGCCTGGTCGTTTGCGTAGTCACCAGCCCGGGTGCGGATACCGGTTAAATCTGCTACTTGGGGAGGAGCGTAGATCTTGACCGGCGTCAGGTAGCCGGCGGCCATGAGATCAGCCGTGGATGGCCCGAGCACCAACTTGGTGAACATGGCACCAAGGCCGCGGCCGTCTTGCCTGATCGGGGTGGCGGTAACGCCAAGCAGGAAGCTGTCCGGCCAATGGCTGATCACCTTGGCCCAGGTGTCAGCGATGGCGTGGTGGGCTTCGTCGATGACGATCAGATCGGGCTGCCACTGTTGCCGGTCGAGGCGCCTGGCCATGGTCTGGACTGAGGCCACCTGGACCGGGTGATCGGATGGCTCGAAGCCTGCGGCGATGATGCCATGGTTGACGCCGGCCTGGGTGAGCTTGGCGCTGGCTTGACGGATTAGCTCACGGCGGTGGACGAGGATCAGGACGCGACGGCCGCGGGATGCGGCGGCCTGGGTGATGGCGCTGAAGATGACAGTCTTGCCCATGCCAGTGGGCGCGACGAGCAGGGGCGCCCGAACGCCGGAGCGGAAGGCTTGCCGCAGATCGGCGATGGCCTGCTGCTGGTAAGGACGTAGTTGCATGATGGGCGCCGATGCCATAGGATGCTAGCGGTTACCACCCGCCATGGAAAACGACGCCTACCACGCCCACCCAGCGATCAGCAAGTCGGGGCTTGACCTGATCGCCCGTAGCCCGCTGCATTTCTGGGCGCGCTACCTAGACCCGAACCGGGTGCCAACTGAGCCCACGGCTGCGATGGCGATCGGATCCGCCGTCCACACCCATGTGCTCGAGCTCGATCAATGGGATGCTCGCTACTGCACAGCACCTGAGGGCATCGACCGCCGCACCAAGATCGGGAAGGCCGAATGGGAGGTGTTTACCACCGCCTCCACGGGTCGCACGGTGCTCACCAAGGCCGATGCCGATTTGGTGATGCGCATGGGTCGCTCGGTCTTTGGTCATCCTGCAGCTGCGATGCTGCTTGCCTTGCCGGGGAAGGCGGAGACGACGCACATGTGGACTGATGCTGCCACGGGCCTCCAGTGCAAGTGCCGGCCGGATTGGCTGACCGATGACGGCCTGCTGATGGTTGACCTCAAAACCACCGAGGATGCCAGTCCGCGGGGATTTTCCCGCTCGATCGCGCAATGGCGCTACCACGTCCAAGCAGCGTGGTACCTCGACGGCATCGAGCAGGCCACCGGGACCAGACCCGAGCAGTTCATCTTCATCTGCGTGGAGAAGAAGGCGCCGTTCGCGTGCGCCGTCTATGCCGCTGATGCCGAGATGATCGCCGCGGGTGCCCAGACGGCGGCGCGTGACCTCGAGGTGCTCGCCACCTGCAAGGCGGCCGACGCATGGCCCGGCTACAGCAACCAGATCGAACCGATCAGCCTGCCGGCATGGATGCGGCCTGGCAGCACCCAGCAACAACCACCCACCGAAATCGAGATGTACTGATGACTCAGTCCACTGCTATCACCACCCAGTCAAGCGGCTCGGTGTTCTCCGGCATCCAGGCGTTCGAGGACGCCCAACGGATTGCCAAGGCCCTGGCCAGCAGCACGCTGATCCCGCCGCAATTCCAAGGGCAGCAGGGGTTCGCCAACTGCCTGGTCGCCTTGGAGATCGCCAACCGCATGGGCATCAGCCCGTTCCTGGCGATGCAGCATCTGCATGTGATCCATGGCCGCCCGAGCTGGAGCAGCAGCTTCATCATCGCGATGGTGAACGGCTGCGGCCGCTATAGCCCACTGCGATTTGAGATCAGCGGCACTGGCGACAGCCTGGCTTGCTATGCCGTGGCCACTGACCTTGCCAGTGAGCAGGAGCTGAAGGGACCGACGATCACGATGGCAATGGCCAAGAAAGAAGGCTGGGCCACCAAGACCGGCAGCAAATGGGCAACGATGCCCGATCTGATGATCCGCTACCGGGCCGCTGCCTTCTGGGGTCGGCTCTATGCCAGTGATCTGCTGCTGGGCCTCCAGACCCAGGAGGAGGCTATCGACATCCAACCGGTGACCGTTAAGACTGAGGCGCCCAGCTTGGATGATCTGAATGCCAAAATCACCGAACCTGTGGTGATTACTGAGCCTGATGACGACATCTTCTGAGTTTCTGACCGACGCGCAACTGGCAGCGCGTTGGCAGGTTCATCGCCAGACATTGATTCGCTGGCGACGGCAATCAACCGGGCCAGCTTATGTGCGCATTGAAGGGCGCGTGCTCTATCCCCTGGCCGAGGTGGAGCACTACGAAAAGGCCAACACCATCACCCACGAACAACCATGACTTTCAAGATCAAAGGCGCCATCTTCAAGAACACCGCCGAGAAGCTGCAGCAGCGGCTGGGCGACCGTTACGACGCGAGCAAGAAGTATCCCGAGGTTGATGGCGTGTTCGGGATCAAGGAGGAGGACCGGATGGCGCTTGCCAGCTACATCATGAACGCAGCGCCAAACGACAAAGGCGAGGTGCCGCTGCGGGTGACGGGGTACAACAACACCAGCCAGAGCGGGGTGAAGTATCTGGGGCTGACGATCGAGCCGGACTTCAAGACGCTGAAGGCGATCGAGGAGGCCGCGCCAGCTGCTGCTGCGGTGGAGGTGGTGGACGTGTCTCAGGACGATCTGTTCTGATGCAGTGCCCGAAGTGCAGCCACAGCCGCCATCGAGCGGCGATCACCAACAGCCGGGTGCCAGATCAGGTGGTTCGGAAGCGGGTCTGTGAAGCGTGCGGGCACATGTGGTTCACGGTGGAGGCGGAGGTGAGCCGGTACTCGATCGGATGGTCCTCGGAACACCAGAACAAACCGGTGCTGCGCGTGCCGGTGTCGCTGGAGCTTGGTTTTGTGGAGTGCCTGCCGCCGGGCCGGCCACCGCTGCCACATTACGAACTGTAACAGCCTGATTGATGCGCTACGGGCGGTGGGGGATAATTAGGGGACGGCCGACGAGGCCTCCCACCCACACCGCCAATCATGACCCGCGTTCCTTTTCAAGTCGGACAGACCTACTACGGCTCCCTCAGCTGCGCTCACGGATCTTTCCCCGTCACTTGCATCAAACGCACCGAGAAGTCCGTCTGGTTCGAGCACGCCACAATGCCCGAGCACTACCCGACCAAGCGCGCCAAGGCCAATGCTTGGCACGATGGCTCCGAATCCGCCAACTTCCGCGGCTGGTACATCTCCTCAGATTCAGTCAAGGACAACGGCTGGGACATGCAATGTGCCTGAGCCCTTCGGGGCTTTTCCCTTACCCACTCACCCCATGCTCACCTTCACCGCCCTGCTGATCTGGAAGCTGTTCCTGCCGCTGCTGGTCCTGATCGCCGTGATCGACTGGCTTACTGCTTCCGACGAGCGCCGCGTCCGCATCCTGCGCCGCACCGGCCTCAGCCAGCGTCAGATCGCTGGTCGCCTCAACCTCACCCGTTACCGCGTCTCGAAGGCGCTCACATCATGATCACCAACATCTGGATGAACCGCGCCGCCGCCTTGTTCCTGCTGGTGGCCGTCTATGCCCTCGCCTATGACAACGTGAAGCAGCAAGCCGCACAAGCGCATCACAATCACCCGGCTGCTCATCAAGAGCTGAAGCCATGACCACCCCCCGCCAATTCTTCTTCCAGATCCGTTCGGCCAGCGTCATCGAATCAATCACGGCTCACACGCTGGCTGAGGCCAAGCTGATCGCCGAGCAATCCGGCTGGTTGCCGTGGTTGCCCGAGATGGAATGGCTCAACTCCGAAACCGTTACCGACCCAGCAATCCATGACTAACAGAACAGCAGCACTGGTCCCATGGCAGTGGAGCGAAGAACTGCCCACCAGCCAGCACGGTGAAGGTGTGAGCCGACCGCGATCCGGCAATCAAACCCGGGAGTTTCGCGTACTGGTCTCCAAACCCGGTGCCCAGCCGATGACTTGGATCACTTACGCGGAATCAAAGCGCCACGCGATCCGCTATGCCCAGGCCCGTTGGCCCGGCGCTGAAGTGGAGGTGGCGTGATGAGTGACCATATTCGCGCCAAGCTGGAGGCGCTCATCAGCGATTCCGGCATGTTCCATGCTGGGCAGCAGGACGAGCGGTTGCGGCTTTGCCGGCTGATCGACATCCGACTGGATGACCTAGGCAAACTAGCCCGCGGGCCGATCATCTCAGCCCGCCTAGAAGAACTGCTCATCATTCGCCAAGCACTAGGAGATCACCCATGAAGCAATTCCAACTAGACAACCGCCGCCACGAAATGCTCGAGGCCTTGTACGCCAAGAGCGGCCGCGCTGATCTGCCTAAAGGCGATCCACTGCGCTCGACCTACACCGGACTGTGGCAGGAGTTTTGCTCTGACATCGGTCCCAACTTCCGTGATGCCGACTACCACCAGCTACATGCTGACGTGTGCCAAGCCATTGATGACACCGGTTCAGTGATGACCGCCAAGCAAGCGCATCAGGCCATCGCCACCTGCCGCCGCTACCTGCTGGGGAAATGGGCATGACCATGCACGAAACCAACTTGGCACTGCTGCAGTTCCTTGGCATTGATCCTGATTCTTGTGTTACCCGAATTGAAGTTGTTGTCGTTCCAACCGAGTACCCAGTGGTGACTGTTACTCGGTTACTTCTTGATCCTACCTGGGAAAACGAAACCCGCATGTTCAAACTTGTCCCCCACTCAACTCCCGAATGAAGCGACTTCTATTACTGCTGGCCATGCTTTCCGCACCGGCCCAGGCTCGCACCGTGACTGCCACCGTCTACGACCCGTGGTATGCAGGCCGCCCCGACTACTGCACAGGCCGCGCCTACCAGCACTGGGGCATCAGCGCAGCTCATCCTTTCTTGCCATGCGGAACCCTGGTCCGTGTCACCCATCGCGGTCGGTCGCTGGTAGTGCCGATCCGTGACCGCTGTGACTGCAACAGCATCGACCTGTCAGCAGGTGCCGCTTATCGGCTTGGCGTGCCGCTTGATGGTATTGCTCGCGTGGGGATTGAATACTGATGGAACACCCGATCACACCACCGCCGGAGCTGGTGCAGCAGTGGAACGAAGATGCAGTGGGCACTCATTTTCCTCCTTACGGGTATTCGAAGTTCATCGCCGCCCGCGCCGCTCAATGGGGTGCCGACCAGGAGCTGGAGGCGTGCTGTGAGTGGACCCAGGGGTATGCGGAATGCGGTGACTCACTCCGCGCCGCCCGCCGCCCGAAGCCGCCGAGCTTGAAGGAGCAGGCGCTACTGCAACTGGACACGCTCATTGCAATCCTCCCTATGCACGGCTTGGGATGCGACCTATCTCACATCCGCCTTGCCCTGGAGGCTCTGCCCAATGACTGACCTATCACCCGCTGCTCAAGCCGTGATCGATGCCGTCTTCGACCACTGGCCAGGTGGGTACAACCACCCCGGAAAGCCGCGATGCGTTGCCGCCGCCCTTCGTGCTGCTGCGGATCAACTGATTAACGTTAAATGGAGCGTTGAAATGTGGGAGCTTCACCAAGAGTTTCACGCCATCGCCACCGAACTGGAGGGCCATGCCTGACACCTTCGCAGCCGGCGGCCTGCGCGTAGAGCGCCGCCACGATCGTTGGAATGGCACCAGCTACATGGCCTGGCGCCCCCACGTCTCCATGCTGTTTACCGACACCAAGGAGCTGCTGCGCTTCATCGCATGGCCGGCCAAGACACCAACGGGTGAAGCCTTGCGCGAATGGCTCAAGGTCAAACCTGCCGAGCTAGCGCCCGATGCACCCACAGCAGACGCCAGCGGCTTCGGCCCTGATCCTGAGGATCCCAACTACCAGACCCGCACTGTTATCTGACATGGATTTGGTCAACCAGCCGCCGCACTACCGCCAGGGCGAGATCGAGTGCATCGACGCAATCGAGGCCGCACTGACGCCAGAGGAGTTCCGCGGCTACTGCAAGGGGAACGCGATCAAGTACATCTGGCGCGAGCGGCACAAGGGCGAGGATTCACTGGCTAAGGCGCAGTGGTATCTCGCCCGGTTGCTCGGCACACTGGGGCCATGAACGGATCACACCTGGCAGGTCTGAACTTTTGGGAGCGGCTGGCGGTTGCGCTGCTGGTGCGCAGCCCGCGGACCAGCCTGCTGGTGGTGAAGGAACGCGACACCTCGATCGTGTTCGTTTCAGCCGATAGAACCGACCCAGTGGCGAGCTATGTCGTCTCGGGTCTTCAGAACCCCGATCCGGCTTGCATGGTCCTGGAGCGGATCTATCACGCGCCAAGTTTCGGTGAGGTTGAATGATCAGCCTGTACGGCGGCCGGTTGCTTCTCTTCTGCGATCGGGCCGACCGTACCTGGCGCGCCCGGGTGGTACTTGGCCCGAAGGCTGAGCACCAGGTGGAGGCCGACACCGGCGCCATCCGGCTGCAGGATGCGATGCTGCGCGCGCAGTCGATCTACCAGATGGCACGCGCCAAGATCCGACCGGACGATGCGCCGCGCATGTGCTGGGACTGCATTCAATGGGAAGCAACGCGCAAAGGATGCGGTCTTGATTTCCCTGAAGCGCGCCAGAGCGGCGGCCGTTTTGCGGCACGCTGTGAGCTGTTCGTGCTCGATCGGCCATGAGTGACCCGGTGGTGATGAGCCGGCTGGATCGAGACGGTGGCTGGATCGAAACGTTGGAGCCAGCTGGTGGTGGTGAGTTGTACTACCGCAGCTGCGCCGTTGGGGTGTGCCGCTACTCGAGCGATCTATGGCAGGCCGAGCTCCATCTCAACCAGCTGCTGACGCGCTAGGTCTCACCTGCCATCCATTGCACGATCGCCCACTCGCCAAGGGATGACCAGAACGGCTGCGCGCGATACCAGTCAACCCATGGCTTGTGACCTTTCTGGCTGTTGCACATCAGGCAGCAGCT